GAACGCCGAAGAAACCGAAGGTCACAGCAGCCGCAAGAAACTTGGGCGTGTGATCGCCAGTCTTAACTTCTCGTTCACGGGCAGAACTGCGATCTTCGTTGGAGATGCGTTCAAGATCAACATCAAGCTCACGCATCCGGATCACGAAGTTATTTTCTGCCTGCTTCAGAGCAAGCAGTTGTTCCGGCGTGGCGCTCTTGGCTGCCTCTAAAAGCTCGTCCTCAGTCCCATCCGGCTTGCCAAGAAGGGCTTCAGAGATGGCGCGAGTTGCCATCCCTGCCAGCGGACCACCTACGGCAGTAGCGATAGACGGAGCTACCGTCCTAACGAGATTGAGCAGGGCTTCCATTTCGGGCCTCTAGAAGCGCCAAGCGCCGTTCAAGTTCTACGATTGAACGAGTCAGGTCAGCACGGATAGACGCGCGAGCGGCAGCCGCGTCAGCGGCCATCTCAAGTCGGCCACGCTCGATCCCGGCCATGCTGCGTTCACGGTCCAGGGTCATGTTGCCCCGAGCAATCGAGGCATCACGCTCCACCTGTTCAATGCGATTCGACAGTTGTTCACGAATCTGAGCCATGTCGATGGTCGTGCCCTGCGGCGGAATGGCCCTGTTATCCTGGGTCACCACCACAGCAACGCGAGACTTGAGAATCGTGATCTCATTGTTGGCAGTGGACAGGGCCGTCATCAGGTACACGACGCAGCTAAACAGAATGGGGATAGCCGCAAAGACGACCTTCTCGATCAACGCCCCCTTAGAGGCGTTGGCTGCCATTTGCTCGGACATCTGAGCCTGCTTGGCGGCGTCCGACATGGCGTTAGTCCTGGCTCACTTCGGCAGGCTTCTTCTTGCCCAGAAGCTTCTGAACCGTCTCGGTCTCGTAGATACGGATGCCAGTCCAGCAAATCGTGAAGATTGCCGCGATGCTCGGCAAAACGCCAGCTAAGGTAGCCACGACAGTTCCTATAGAAACCGCATCAACAACGTTCTTCACTGCTTCCGTATCTTGGGTCATATCAGCAGTTCCAGGCCCGTAGGGACTTGTTGATACGAGAGTTGGGATCGTTGGCCGTCTTTGCCGATGTGAGCTTCTTCTTCATCCCCTTCATGCGCGCGCAAAAGCTATCCCGTCTGGGACCGCCTTCAGGCTGGGGAGGCTTCAACCCAGGTTTCCCTGGGTTGGCCCGGTTATAAGAAGCTCGGCCTTTGGCATTCAGACCACCAGACTTGGACTTGCCTTCGGCACGCTGCCAAGCTGGGGTCTTAGCCATAGATGACCATCACCGAGGCAACGTCCGTCAGGTCGGCAAAGATGCCGGTCTGGAAGAGAAGCCCCTCGCCCGGCATCAGAAGCCAGTTGGTGCTGGTCGATCCGGTGATCGTATTCACAGTGATCTTGCTTGGACCAGCCACGGTAGAGCCGTCCCGAAAGACAACACTGCCCGCCCCGGCAGCAGGAACAATGTAGATACCCTTCACGCGGCAACGGCCAATCGCATTGCCCGCTTGGTCATTCATCACGCCGTCCGTCGTGCGGACGGCGCTAGCAAGGACATCTGTCTGCATGACGCAGAGCCCTCCTTAGCTGTTAGGCGCTGGCAGGGTTCTGGGCGCCGTTCGGAGCGCGCTGGACGTAGCTGACGGTCACGATGGCGCGACCAACACCAGCTTCCGTGCCAACCGCATAGCGCACGAACACAGGCGTATCCGCCGAAGTTGAGGTCTGCCACGCAAGCTGCGTCGCCGCAGTCGTGGTGCCACGGAAGCGGCCACCATTGGTCGTCGCAATAGCAGCCATAAGCTGCGCGCCGCCAGTCGCATTGCCCACCGAGACGGTCGAGGTCGAGGAGCCGCCCGGCACCACAACCTGATCGACCGTGATGTCCACGATCTGAGAACCCTGGGGCAGAATACCAAGAGCCGCGTCCACGTTGCCGACGCCATCCGTCACAACGCCCGTGTCGTAGGACTGAACAAGGGTAACGAGGCCGGTATTACGGGCAGCGCCTTCGCGCACAGTGCCCGAGCGAACCGGGCCGGAAAACGTGGTGAACGCCATCGTTTTTCTCACACACTATGGCTTCACTGTCTCGTTCATGTCTGCCGGGACAGTCAGTGAAGCCGGTTTGCCCGGAATCACCCACATTATGCCCGGTCTGGAAAGGTTACAGCAAGCACAAAAAAAGCAGGGGGCCGAAGCCCCCTGCCCGTTACTCGCCGTGAGGCTCGTCTTACGACGAACCGGGCGAGCCAAAGATGCCCAGCGGATCGGACACGCCGAAGCTATAACGCTCACGGGCCTTGTAGCGAGCGTTACCCGTGTCGAAGTCCCCGTCCATCGACGTGGCGAGCGGCGAACGCACAAAGTGCTTCATGCCGTTCGGAACGTCCGTGGAGAGGAACCACGCATTCGGGTCGGTCAGGAAGTGGTTGACCGTGTAGCCCTCCGGGATGGACCCATTGGACTTCAGCGCGTTGATGTCGTTGTCAGCCGTGCTGGTACGGAGTTCCGTCTCCAGCAGTCGGGTGGCAACGAACATGTTGGACGGCGGCACGATCAGCTTACGCGGACGAGCCGCGATCAGCAGACCACGTTCGTCCGTCCACGCCGCGATCTGAATGACAGCAGCCTCAAGGCTGGTCTCGTTCAGGTCGGCAGGAGTGGCAGGACGGTTGCTGTTGTAGCCACCGGACACCAGCGGATGCTGGGTGTTGAACAGCGTAACGCCGTCACCAGACTGGTAGCTGGTGAAGCCGTTGTTCAACGGGAACGCAGCCTTCACCTGCTTCGTGAACGCCATCGAGCGCGCGAGCGCCTTGGTGTAACGAGCAGACAGGCTGTCGTACAGGTTGTCTTCCATCGCCTCTTCGGTGATGGAGAACCCGTACGCGATGGTCTCATGCGTATAACGAGCGGTCCAGGCTTCCTGGCCGTTGTCGTACGCAATCGCCGCACCTTCGTTCTTGACCGGGGCAGCAGCGAAGCCCGAGAGCTTCACTTCTTCTTCAAAGGAACGCTCCGAGTTCTCAGTCTCGTAGATTTCCTTATGCTCCTCAGCGTACCGCTTGTACTCCAGACCGAACAGAGCGTTCAGGCCCGGAAGCAGTTCCTTGAGAAGCTGTGCGCGTGAAATAGCCATCTTTCACAGCCTCCTTAGCTAGCAGCCGTACCGGCAGAGCCGGTATTGCCGGTGCGGTGGAAGTGCGTGTTGATACGCACGATCACGTCGGTGAACGCATCACCAATCTGGCTGGTCGTGCTGTTGACGAAGTCAACAATGCGAACCGGCAGAGTGTTGGTCGTCGCGATGCTGGAGGCATCGAGGCCAACGCCAGAGTTGATGTTTACGCCGCTGCTGCCAGCAACCGTCTGGATCAGAGCCGCATTGCAGCCCAGAGCCGTCTGACCGAGGCTGTCGTCAGCCTGCACCTGGAACAGAGCGTCCGGGTCATCCACGACATAAGCCTGGATGTCGGTCGCCGTGTTGCCAGCCGTATAGTTCTGGCGGAACACCGTGCCGTAAACCGGATCGGTGAACGTGACGCCCACGAACACGCCGACATAACCAAAGCCACCACCCGTCGAGGTGATAGTCGCGGCGGTCGTGGTGGCGTTGAAGCGCGCCAGAGTACCACGGGTCGAACCCGTGTTGGTGATGATCACCGGGTCGCCATACTGAATGTTCACGGCATAGCTAGCGGGAATCGCATACTCGCGAGTCGAACCAGCATAGCCCTGACCACCCAGAAGGTTGATGGGACGAAGCCCATACGGGGAAGAGGTCGAAGCCACTTTCCGTTACCTTTCCATGTGGGGTTGGGAGATATGGCCCAAAGAATTATTCCCTGGGACCACGACCAAACGTGGTCCTCGAAGACCGCTCCGGACGAAGGACCGGCATACGAGGATCGCTCTCGCGCATCAGATTGTTGTCCACGCTGTCCATCTGCTGTTGCGCCATATTCCCATAGTAAGCCGCACGCTGCCGCACGACTTCCTCCGGAATCTTACACAGAAGGAGACCACCGACTTCGATGTTGCCCTTAAAGCGACTGTCTTTGTCGGCTGCCAGCATCAGTTCAGGATGATCTTCGGCACGAACAGGCACATAGCCCTCGCGTAACTGCTTGCTGACATTGGTGTTGTCCACCGAGTTCATCATGCTCGTGCGGACCCAGCGGAAGACATACCCCGGCTCAGGCTTAGGATCAGGAAGGATCGAAGGGGGGCGCCAAGAAGTCGGGCGAATCTGCTGTTCGCGCGTTTCAAGGTCGCGGGGGGTGCGGTCAGCCATGACCGTAATCCTTCAGATACTGAGCAACGTATTGCTCGGGGGTAAGGCCGAATCTCTTGGCTAGCGAAACCTGAGACGGCGTGAGACGCACTGTGCGGTTGGTCTTGGTGCTACGAGTAGCGGGAGCGACCACCGATGCCACCTTAGCCGTCGCGTCAATTTCCGGCTCAGGTTTCTGGAAGTACTCGGGGAAACGGCGCTGAACGCGCTGCGTGATTTCCTCGTAGTACTTATCACCACGCGGGTCGAGCTTATGCTCTCGGATCAGCATATCGCTGACAGCATAGGCGTAACCCGTCATCTCCTTCTCAAGCTCGTTCTGCCCCTCGAACCAGGAATTACGCCCGGCCCACTCGACGGCCTTTGCATCCGGCTGAGGACGAACTTGGGGAATCTCATACTGCGGCTCGGGCAGAGCAACCGGCTTGTAGTTCGCATACCGATCATGCTCATTCACGAAACGCTGAAGCTGCTCCTGATAGTCCAGGAACTTGTCGGTCTCGCCAGCCTCGAACGCTTCCTTCATCAGCCTCTTGGTGGCGCTGATGTCAGACTCGGCACGAGCCTTGGCTTGATCGGCAGCAAACTTCTCCGTGTTACCGGCGAGTTCGCGGTACTTCTTGTTCTCTTCAGCAAGGCGCTGGGCAAGCTGAATTGCCTCGTCGCGTTCCTTGGCGGCAAGCTCCTTGGCTCGCCGCTCGGCGTTGCTCTTGAAGGAAAGCTCCTTCAGGCGCTGCTTCCAAGACTCACGGTAGTTGGCGATCTCGTCGTCTTTTACCGTGATGTCGTCGTCGTTATCGGTGACCTCCGGGGCAATCGCTTTGCCGCGATCCTCGTCCGGGGTGTCATCCACAATTTCGACGGTGAAGTCCTCGTCGGACTCTTCAGCCTTCCGGGTCGCGCTCATGCCCGTGCAATCCCACGCGGGTCTTCAACAACACCCTCGACAGTATCATCATTGATGATCCGGAACTCCCGGCCATGAATCTTGATACGGGTGCCGCTGTAAGCACGGAACAAAACCCAATCCCCTTCCTTGCACCAAGCGCCATCCGGGAACTTGGCAGGGTCTTTATAGGCGAGTGACCCCATCTTTAGGACGAAGCCAACAACAGTTGCAAGAGATTCCTTTTCCCGCACCTGTTCCGGCAAGTAGATGCCAGAGTCCGTCTTTTCCTCAAGCTCAGGAAGAGCAATCAGAAGCTTGAAGCCAGCCGGTTGAGGAAGCTGAGTTGCCCCTCGAACAGCATCTCCGTCCGGCATCTTGATATCAACGTTAAGCATGGTAGTCCTTTGAGCGCACTGTTAGGGTCGTGCGATACCCTGCACCCACAATGGGCGATTAGTCCTGCCGACTGAGGCGTTCCTCTAGGTCAAGCAGTTCTCTTTCGGCTTTCGCCAAACCCTCAATAACACCAACCTGATGCCGATAATCGGCCCAGTCAACCACACCGCCAGTAGCAATGTGGTCTGCGTGGATGTTCATCATCTCCCGGAATTTCTGACGAAGAAACTCCAGGACGTTTTCCTCGGAAGCTGGCATCACTTGCCCTTCATCAGATCAGCGCCAAGACGCATGGCGTCGAGCTTGATCTTTGCGTTGTCGTAGTCGCCACGTTGATCATTGGACT